ACTAAAGAGGATTTCATCAAAGTAAAACTGACTAATATTTTTCTTAATATACAATCTTGTTGAAATTTTAATACGGCTTGAGTGTAGTGCATAGAGGTATCACTATGGCACGGTGTACAAACCATTATCTTCCAGGGTGATTTGGATTCTGGTTGAGGGTCAGATAAATCTATTGTTTCCACTGTATTTTGTTTTTCAAACCAAATAGGTTTATTAGGATTTTGCACTAATAACTCCCTCTATACATATTGGTACCATGAAGGTATTGTATACCTATTGTTTTTTTTAATTTCTTTCACACCGTGTGGATATAAATGACTTTCAAATATAATGCAACTAAATTTAGGCATTTTTAATTCTTCATCTGTAAAAACTAATTCTCCTCCTTCGTAATCATCATTTAAATAAGCTAAAGAAGAGAAGTCCATATTATTATCTCTTGTTTTAATATTTTTATCTATGTGTATTGGCATGCTATGTCCTGGTTTCCATCTGCATAATCTCATTTCACCCCAAAGTTTAGTTTTAGTTTTATAAGTATTATCTATAAAAAGAATATTTTTATATGCATAAAAATTTAATAAACTTTTAATTTTTTTATCTTTAATAGAAAAGTAATGAATATTTCTATCTCTATGTTCCTTTTCTGGATCATCGCAGAGATTTTGATTTTCATCAAAAAAATTAATTAAATCTTTAGCATGTTTTGCATTTATAAAATTTTCTATTATAAAATAATTTTTATTTAGATTGTTTTGCACTAATAACTCCATTTAAAAAGGTTGTCCATTGCATAGCAACTTTATTCCAATTATAATAAATATGTGCGTATCTAGACTGAGAATCTAAATGATCTTGTATTTGTTTTTGATGTAGTGTGTGAGATGCTTGTTCAATACCAAAACCAAACTTTTGTGCTAGAGCTCTATGGTTAGAATCATATGGTATGTACATCGGAAACTCTGCACCTGTTTCATACAAAGCACCAAAGTCATCTACAATACAATATAAACCTGCAGCCATACACTCTAATAAAGATATACAAAAAGTTTCTTCAAAAATACTAGGGTAAACATACATGTTATAGTTTTTAAGATTTTCTTTAATATAACTATTTGGTTTGTAACCTATATAATTTACGTTAGGTAGTTTTTCTGCTTGTTCGTAAAGTTCTCTATATTCATGATCGTTTTGATCATAAAATTGTTTACCATAAACTTCTGTAGATGAATACACATCTAAAGTAACCAAAGGATTTTTTACTAATTGCATTGCACCTAGTAATACAGATAACCCACGCCAAGGTGTGTTTTGATGTATTATTTTTATAGGTTGACCCTTTTGATATGGTTTAGCTTGTTCTATTTTATCAATACCATTTTTAATAACTACACATCTATTTGTAGGTATATTAAAATGATCTCTAAACTTTTCATAAGTCCAGTGAGAATTAAAAACATACCAATCATATTTACTATGATTAGCAGGGTTGCTAAACCAAGGTGCTAAATTAGGTTGATCGTAAGAATTTTTTTGCCAAAGTATATTTGGTTTAGTTGGATGTAATGGTATTTTTTCTGGAACCGAAGTGCATATCTGCACTTGATCTAATAATTTTTTATCGACATGCTTTTCTAAGTATTCGAATTGTAACTCTGTGCCACCTTTAGGGTTTTGATTTTTTATTTTCATTTATTACTTTCTGAAACATCTCTAGACCTTTGTTAGTAACCTGCACTGTAACATCTTCAACAATGTCAGGACCTTCTTTCTTTTCTTTATGCACTTCTCCAGTCTTGGTATTTCTATATGTTGTTATAGTTGTACACTCTATCTTTGGTAAATTATCCGTTTTCATTCTCTCTATTTATTAAAGCATAACTAACAACGACTGTCACTTTATTTGCTGTAGCTGCTTGAGCTTTTATAGCATCTCCTGCTTCTAAATTCAAGCCTTGAGGTGATCCATTTTCTTGTGATGATGCACCTATGCTTTTTCTAAAAAACTCTATATCAGTTGATGCAGAACTGTCTCTTAATGAAGCATTACACATTATAGTTCCTGTGCTTGAATTTGTAAAATATACACTTTTAACTATAGCTATTGCAGTGGTTGCTATCGTTAAGACAGTATTAAGATTAGTATCAGCTAAAGCTTTTATTGCATTCTTATATTGTATACTCATGATAAAAAATAATTAAAGGTATCTTGTTCGTTTTTTAAATCTTGTTGAAAGGAAAAGTTTAATTGATTTTGTAGTGTAGTTAAAGACTCTATTATTTGTCTTTGATTTTCTACATCGTATTCTGGTTTTGGTTCAGGTATATAGTTTGTTATTTTAGCCATTATCTTCTACCATCTGGTTGTGCGTCAAGTCTTAGTGTTCCATATCTCCATGTCTCACCAACAGATTCATTTTCTATCTTAATAGATACTAATCTACCTCTAGCTCTTGTATCAACTTTATCAGTGGTTGTCGTAATTGTAAATGGCCCAAGAGGCGAGCTGACTGCTACATCATCAGGAAACGCACTTACAAATAAAGTTATTTTAGCTGATCCCTCTTGATATTTAAAATCAGGTATAAATCTTTTAACAGACATAAAAAATTCACCATCTCCTCTAAAATCTGCTACACCTGTTTGTTGCCCTAATGCGCTTCTTCTCGAAGTAATATCATAATCACCCGATCTTATAAAAGCTGGTATTGCAGTGGTTGCTGTGCTAGTTACTTGGTCTGTGCCTTTTTCATGTTCATAATATATACTAGCTCCAAATAAATTTGTAATTCCTAATATATCAGGGAAAACAGGGGTAGATGTATTTTCGTAATCTGTTGCGTATGGATGATCAAACACACTTTGATCTTGATAAGTTGTTCTATCTAAAGATGATGTAGTCCAACAATCCTCAGCATAATTATAAGTTACACACCTATCTATTTGTTCTGATCCTGCTTTTGGATAAAACCAATTTACCTCTGTGTACAAATTATTAGCACCTGCAAATACAACATCACTAGAATCAAAATTTAATCCAAGATTATCACCATCTGTTGTAAATACAAAATCTTCTACTAAAGATGGTAATGATTTTACTGTTCCATCGTAGACAAAAAATCCACCTTGAGATCCCATCCAGAACACTGCTCCGTTTACGAAAGTGGCTGCGTGCTGACTCATACATCCACAGTTGGTGCCAACTTGTCTGACACTAAATGTAAATGGTGGTCCTACGAATTGAATTACATAAGCTGCTAAATCTGTTATTACAAAAACATAATCTTTACCTTGAAGAGCCGCTCTAATTTCATTACCTGTATCTAATCTAAATGTGCCTGCTGTATTGGTAGCTGTAGGATTATAAGTATTTAAATCTTCTTGATTAGAAAATCTTACAAACATAGGATCTTGTGTTGTTGGATCGCCTATTGTTGTTTCGGTTCCAAAATGAAATAAATGTCTATCTCTATCAGATACTAATGTAAATCTACTCTTACCGGGATTGTTTGTAGTTTGAAAATTACTTGTAGTTTTAGAAGCTCTTTGAGCTCTAGGATTAGAAGCTCCAGCATTCCATGTAAAAGTTTCACCATTAAAAATAGTTGCAACCAACACTTGACCAAAATTATCTAGACTCCAGTTTCCTGGATCTAGAATTACGTCACTGGTAGCTCTAGCTGTTCCCCATGTAGATGTGTTCCAAGTAGATGTACTCCAACCATAACCAGTTGTTTGAGTGGTAGGACCAACTTCAACATATGGATTAACAGTGACAGCTCCCGCTGCTGTCATACCAGTCCCACCTTCGTTTCGAGAAGCTTGAACTGTAAACTTATCTATATCAGGAACAGTTAATATTTCATAAGCCTGTTCTAGTTCTGCTGTTGTAAAGTCAGACGCTCCTGTAACAGTGACTCCTGAAAGAGTTACATATCGTCCAACAGCTAAATTATGCGATCCTTTATTTACGGTTATTACATTAGATCCATTAACAGTTGTTAAGGTGCCTCCTGTAATAGCTGTATCTAACGGACTGATATCGTAAAAATCATTACCATAATATAAAAATAAACCTTGTGATGTTCCAATAGCTGCATATTTTTCACCTGCAAAACTAGAGAATGCAACTTGTGCTCTACCTGCTCCAGGTAAAGTTTTATTAGCTGCAGTAAGTTGCAGCCACCCACCTATTTTTTCAGGTAATCCATATCTAAACCTTACAAAATCACCATCTGTCCATTGAGACTCTGCTCCCGACTCGGTGTCTTGTTTATTAAATCCTGGCTTGAAATTTAATTTTTGTAGCATATAGTGAGTTATATAATACTTATTTAAAATATGAAAGAGAGATTATAATGGAAAAAACTGTAGATATCACCAACTTTATTGGCGTGTATGATAATTATATTACTAAAGAGGAATGTGATAAAGCTATTAAATTATATGAGAAAGAAGCTAAATTTAACAGAACTATAAATAGAATGGGTGGAGAGAATGCATCTATTTTAGATAAGCAAGATCAACAATATTTTGCCAATGGATATAATTTGGACGTATGGTGGGAAGATTTAAAAGTAATGATTATAAATTATAATACAGCTTTCAATCATTATAACAAAAACGTTGGAGCCAGCATGGCTTACGGTAATATTGATTTTAATTACACATGTTTAAAAATACAAAAAACTTTACCTACAGAGGGATATCACATTTGGCACGTAGAACATGGTAAAGGTTTTGGTAATGAGTCTAGAGCTTTTGTTTTCACTATATATTTAAATGACATAGAAGAAGGGGGAGAAACAGAGTTTTTACATTTTTCAAAAAGAGTAAAACCTAAAACAGGTAGAATAGTTATATGGCCTGCTGGTTTTCCTTATATTCATAGAGGTAACCCACCTTTAGCAGGTGAAAAATATATTCTAACTTCTTGGATGATGTTAGATGGGAATACTAATTTTAAATGATTTCTTTAATTGAAGATCTACCAACAGATCAAAATAGAAATAGTATAAATATATCATATCTTAGACACGTTAATATAATTTTTGGTAATTATGGTTTCCCTGATATTTTAAATAATTTTTTAATAAAAATTAAAAAAAATTTAGACCCAAAGTTAGAAAACTTCACCAATGTAAAAGGAGGAATGACTAGTTGGAATTATTTTGTAGATGATCCCGACTTTGCTAAATTTATAAGTTTCTTAATAAATAAATATCAAGTTACACATCCAGATATATTTAAATATTTTTTAACAAGAAAAACAATTAAAGAAGCTTGGGGTAATGAAATTAAAAAAGGAGATAGTTTAAACTATCATGTGCACTCTTGTTACCACGGTGTTTTATATTTAACAAAAGGGTGTGATTTAATATTACCTGAATTGAATATAAAAATATCTCCTAAACCAGGGGACTATTATATATTTCCACCTGAAATATTACATGGTTTTGAAAAATATAAAGATGATAATAATAGATACAGTTTAATATTTAATATCGCAGATAAAAGTGATGAGTTTAAATTTATGAACTATACGAAGTAGGTCTTGCACCTAATCTAGCAACTTTATCAGCTTCGCTTTCACCCTCAACATTGTCATCATCCCAATTAGATTGTAATTGAGCTAAATGAGCTGAATCCCATCTAGTTATAAAATCTTGAAAGTCACCTAAACTAGCTGCTTCCCAAGTAGAGTGAGGAGTTTCATCTCTGTATTCCACGGTATCACTTGGATTAGAAGTTCCATATTGAATAGCCCAAATGTTTGACCATTTAGCTAATCCCCAAAAATCATTATCATCAATTTTGTATGGAGTGCCAGCGGCATCACCATATTGTTTGATAACCATTTTGTCTTCAAATACTACTGTCCATTGTGCGTTTGTTGCCATATTTCTCCTACGTTTTTATTATATAAATTACTGCTAAATAAGGTTGTACAACTGAAGTTGAATCACCACTAAATGTTGCACTCATATTGTGTTGGTGTCCTGTACCACTACCAGCATTACCTGTTGCTGGGTTTTGCCCTGCAGGTCTAGTATTCCAAGAAAAAGTTCCAGGTATGTTACCAGCAGTACCCTGCGTGACGTGACTGTGAGATGCAAGTTGTGATGTTGATAAAGTTGCGTTAGCAGTTGTTCCACCAATATTTCCAGTTGATGCTACAGTGTTAGCTCCACCAGTTGATGCTAAAGCTTTTGTTCCAGATTTTCCAATCGCTACATTGTCTTGAAGATCAGGTATTTCAAAAGTAGATGCACCATCTCCAGCTCCGTAAGTTGTTCCTATGATAGCAAATAGAGCAGCGTAAGTTGATCTTGAAACAGTTGCACCATTACATTCTAAAAAACCTGTTGGCACTGAAGAGGAAGACCACGGCACAATAGTTGCTGTAGGAATTCCTTCGATACCTGTAAGGTTTGCTCCAGAAAAATCGTATTTTGTTGCTTCGTAATTTGACATATTATTTCTCCGTGTAAGT